CACTTCGCTACATTGCCGTTTGTTTTCGTATCCAACAACTCTACGTTCTGTCTTAGGTTTAGATCCTTTATCAGCACCGATAAGTCCACCCATAATTGCGCCGGCTGCAGCACCATCATCATTACCTGAAACACCTTTACCTAAGATGCCACCAATAATCATACCAGCGAGAGCTCCGCCAGCAGCATTACCTTGAACTTGCACATCTTCATAGATAGGCACTTCGATATTTTGACAGCGGGTTTGTGTTGTTGGTACTTGAGTTACAACGGTTGTTGTATGATCGTATACTTTAATACGATCAACGGTATCAGCAGCAACTGCCGTTGCAATTCCCATCGCAAGTAGCGGGGCTATTAAGACACTTTTTTTCATTGGTCTGTTCCTTATTTGATTTTTGAGACATCGTCATAAGCCTTAGTGATTTGTTCAATGTACTTACGAGTCGACACAATGCTTTCGTGTAAGCGACCAAACAAGTAAAAAATAAAGCAAATGCTGCCTAATGTGATAATTTCTTCAATTGTCATTTTTAACTCCATAATCCTTTATCATATCATTTACTAAGCCAATAATCATATCGGCATCATCTTCATCCATAGGAGGCAAAACTCCTGCTAGAATACCAATCGTAAGTTCTTCATGGATATTATCTTCATTACATTTGCCATTAACGATAGGAGTATGAAACCCCTGTTGAAGAATGTCCAAAACCATTTGACCAGTTTGTTCCGTAGTCAATTGCATTATGCTACCTCCCACCCTAGATATGATTTAACAAAGTCTTTGCCACAATCTTTAGCAAAAGCTGTAATCAATTGCTCCAATGGAAGTGTATCCATATCATTACAAAGTTCAGCGATACCTTCACCATCTGATTGACGGAAAAGCTGGAAAGCTTTTTTGAAATCGTTTAAATCATCCATATACGCATCATACAAACCAGTATCAATTGACTCTTGAGCATAACTGAATGTTTGATCCATTAGCTTATTTAGAGCATTTAGAGGAGTTTCAGTCCAGAATTTTTGAACTTCAGTAATCATAATGGTTTCCTTTCATTCCTTATATATCTAATATAAGTCTTTTTAGCTGAAAAGTAAACCCCTAAAATGCATTTTTATGGAAAAAAGTTTTGTTGTGTTTCAACTACTTAGCATTTTTTTCAAATGTTTCAGCTATTACCAAAGCCAAGCCAAAGGTTCGGATGTCGACTTCCTTGATCCCGTCCCAATTCTTGTCGATTATTCTCTTTGCCATCTCCACTGCTGTCATTACTATGTATCCATCCATCTAGTGTTTTCACATCAATATTATCACAAGGGTCGTCATCTGTAGGAATGTCTGACACTTTGCAATGCTCCTTCTATACGTGATGGGTAATCACCCATATAAGTACCTGCTTCTAGCATATCTTTGCTTAGATAGTCTTTATGTATATGTTCTATTTCGTCCCAGTCTTTCAAAATCTTTTTAGCTAATAAATCAAAATCCCTGTCTTCTAAGATTGGGTCATCCTCTATGTAGTATGCATACGCCGCCATGATATACCACGGCACTGACATATTGATACTGTCATCGACTAGGTCGAAACAAGCTTTTCTTATTTCTTCTTTCGACATCGAATAAATCCTTAAGTTCTTTTTCTTTCCGATGCGCTTCGATTTCCCAAGGGCGGTCGTCATATGGCATATCCCAACTATAAACTTCTTTTGCAAATCTCACTTCGTGTACCCACTTGTAAACCATACGGTTTGAAACGTATTGCCAGACGTGAACCATCTCATGCAATATTGTGCTAATCATATCTTCGAGGGGAAGTGATACATCGATGCGGATCGTAAACTCACGATCTCCTTCATCCATACAGTCGCCGTAAACTCCTTGCTTGTCTGCTAACTTGCGTATCGTTCTAATATTTATATACACAGGCTTACGGATACGCGAAAGCATTTGAGAAGCAGCAAAATGGATTGCAGCCTCAATGGCACGTTTACGATACCTTGCACACTTATTTTCAAATTCTATTACAATCATAATAGTATTCTATACTATGTTATGAGTAATGTAAACTAGTTTTTTGTACGTACTTCAACATTTTCTGGGAGGGGGATTTTAGCATTGGGATGCTTGTGATATAAAATAAACTGAGTGTCTTTGAACTCATTAAAGATACCATTCCAAATAGGCCGCCAATTATTAATTAGCCTATTGTTATTTGTGTTACCTCTGTCTGATCTTAATACCATGTCTGTATAGCTACGGACGTTAAAATCAAAAATAGAGTCAAACCCATACAAATGGATTTCATCTGCTTTCAATTTATTTGCGGTGTAATGTGTTGCAACATGGCCACAGTTGAAGTTTGTGTATTGTTGGCCTTGAGTTTCCTTTGGTTCAATTTTAGTGTAAGGAGGTAAGACAGTATAAAATTCTTTGATCTGATGAGCAAATTTCAAATAGAAACCTGCATTTTTCTCACAATAAATTTTAGGTCTAAGGCCACAGATCCAGTCACCACCAAGAATAACACTGCCTTCATGTAAAGCTTTACACATCTTAAAGTCAATAATCACAGAAGCATATGTATTATGTACTTCAAACGGAGGCACATTACATGTCATCTTAATACCTTTAGCTGGTTTATACATTCCAGCCATGTCGCCATTACCAATAATATGAGCTACTCTACTCATTCATCATTTTCCTTATTTCATCTTTCCCTTTTTGACCTGTCCAATGCATGATTAAATGATTACTGGGTGCAATGCCATCAAGTAAATCAAGGCGTAAAGTATTATATTTTTTAGGGAGGTCAGTAATATGTATCATCCTTCTCATACCTTCTTTTACGAGAGAATGTAGGACTTCCTGGTCACCAACTACTGGATTTTGTGCAACGGCAGCTGCCCATTCATCAAGGATGTTAGGCTTACTATTAAAAGCAACCACACCAGAGTTATGCCAAGTTTCACCTCTACGCTTAGACCAAGGAGTGTCTTCCACCATTGCTAGCTTGTTTGGTTCGACATAATCAAAGATACCTGAAATATCACCTTTTACATGGCAATCAGTATCTAACCAACATACATTATGTGAGTACTTGGTTGCCATGATCATTGACTTTGGTTTTTTAAACCATCCTTTGTCTTGACTTTTAACTGGAATAGCATCCATAGCCTGTGCAACTTCTGGTGACATGCCAAAGTCAAATACCATAAGAGGAATGTCATTATGTTGTACATAATTTGAATAGAAGAATGGGAGCATCCATTCAGTATTCTTATCACAACCAGTAATGAATAGCTTAGAGTAACTCATAGGTTTCACCATAACTATGTTTTGCTAAACACCCCTTTGTCTTTTGAATAGTACTAAAGGAATCACGTGCTTCAACCGGCCAAGGATAATATTCTTGTAAGAATGGAAACGTATCAACGTGTAAAAATACATCTGTTGGTTTAGCTGCCTTCTTCGCCTGCTCAACGAGCACACGAGCACCTTCAGGAGTAAGGCGATAAGCGTGGGCGCCTGGAAAATACCTTTTAGAAACTAATGGTCCCACGCCAAGGTATGATGGTGTATTATATCTTCCATATGAAGGTTTGCCTAATGATACAACTTTATCAAACATAAAGTCATCAATTGGCTGGACAATATACGCGTCATGTTCAAAAATGGTAAACGTCTCATTGGCCTCAATACATTTATTCCAAAGTGTATAATGAGAAAGGAAAGCCGCAATACAATTTTCCAGTCTAGAATATTCTTCTTGGAATCCAATTGCTTCAATGCCTTCATCAGCAAGCTTAGAATAGACATTAGTATTTTTAGGAGTAATTGCATGGAATGGTAATATGGCCATCCCATTTACCTTACCACTTTTAATACACCGAGTTGCTGCTTGTAGAGACCTTTGAATCTCTTTAATAGTGATGACATAATTTTTCATAATGTGGTTGTGCTCTTTAGACTCTGTCTGGTTGTGTAAAACTTTTTAGTTACACCGATACGTGGAACTAATTGTCTGCACATTAAAGCATCGTTCGGCCAAAGGCCATACTCTTTAACAAGATCAATCATATGCTTTGCACCTTTTGGTGTAATGATATAAGCAGAGTTACCAGCAAGACCTTGTGGTACTTTCATATCATCGATCCATGGGACAGGCATATATTTTTCTTTACTGGAAACAATCTTATCGTGATACAACTTTGCTTTCCTTGTGCAACCTAATGGATTATTGATACCAAGAATATCAAATCCGGTTTCCATTATATCAAAATCTATACGGCTTGTAAATAGGGCATCATGTTCTAAGACTAATGTTGGTTGTCTAGATTTCCAGCACTCCATCCAACATGTATAATGACTTAGAGCACATGCAATTCTAGCTTTTGGATTTGCTGTTTGGTAAGCAGACTTAGTCAATCCGCTGGCAAAATCAACCTCTTCACCAATCCAAGGGTAGTTCCATTCAATGCCAAACTTTTTCATAAGTCCATCAACTTCTGATGGAGTGGCTGCCATGAAATGTGTAAGGTCAAAACTATTATTAACTTTAAAGCTACTGGACCTTACTTCCTGTAGGCCTTTCATAGATTCAGTATGGCCATTAATAGCAATAACATAATTTTTCATATTACACCTTTTGAAGTGCGTATACCAAAGATCCTGCTCGTTTTCCAATAATCGTGTCTGAAAATTCTACCAGACCAGAATCGGCCAACATTTTTTTAAATTCTTTATGTGTTGCTTCCAAAGGATCGTGGATTGAAGCTTTAGAGTGTGCTTCGGAATACTCAATAAACATTTTGCCATTATCGCTTAATTGATTCTTCCAAGTATCTAGAGTCTTCATAGGATCAATACTATGGTCAAATGAATTAGAATAAACAATATCCCACCGGCCAATCCATTCTTCTTTTACATGGGCAAAATCCCATTGGACTGTTCTTTTAAACTGAGTTGCGGTTTCACTAATCTCGGTACCAAGAATTTCTGCAGCTGGATAAAATTCTTCGAAGTAATCCATCTCACCACCGTTACGCGTACCATGACATAGAATAGTTGCTGCAAATGGATGCAACTTACTAATGTGTTTGATGGTGTGCTTTTTTACATAAAGCCAATGGATCTTACGTTTGTTTGCTTTTGTTTGTTCTGCGACATAATGATCGTAATCATCATATTCATAAATCTTCATAGTTTCCACTCCGATTGGGGTAAGTTAGTTATCCGATATAAAGTATCTGCATCATAGTTATCAGCGTTTGATAATTGGATATGGACAAATTTAGTGTCCTTTGTCCTATCATCATTTACACTACGATCTTCTACAAGAGGATTGCTCTTTTTGCCTACGTAGTGGAGGATCTGATTCCAATCGTTATCCATCTCTACATAATTCATGTTTGATACTGTAAGCATAGCATGAAGGTAAGGCTGATCGCACATGTAAAAGTTGCTAAGTCCTTTACCACGGATCAATTGTATATATTCTTCAAATGGAGGGAATTCTTCGCGTATCCTCTTACGAGATTCCTTTGTGTATAAAACCATGCCGGCATTGTATACTTTTAACAGGCCTTGTTCATTACGTGGCATGTCAACACCATATTTTTGTTTGATAGCCTCAGCCCATTTCTCATCAGCGTGGTGATTAATGTGTCCGGTTGATTCGAGTCTACGCTGTGGTTGACGAGGTTCAGTACATAAACCAACTTCACCACCAGTTTTTTCAAATGACTCAAAGATGCTTTCGGTTAGACCATCAACCGCAAATACATCTGCATCAGCATACATAATTGTATCATACTTATCATATGACTCATCGTATATGATTTTAAATTGGCCATAAAAAGATTGATACTTATGACCAATTCCTAAGTTTCGGATCCACTTAGGATTCTTTTCAAATATATGCTCAGCACCAATCCGCTTTGCATATTCTTCCATATTCTTTTTACCAGCTAAAGCACCGTAAGGAATAGTGCCTTCCCAAAACTGATATATCAAATTAGTCAATAGACTTCACCCTTTTTATGTAAACGACGGTATGCTTCAAATTTTGTAATGGTTTCAGATTTATCTGGTGGTGTTTTCCGTAAATGGATAAACACGCCATTTTCACGAGGATTAGGCAAGTAACTGCAATAGCTCCACTTTTGTGGTAAGATATTTTCATCAATAGCTTTAATGTTTGCTAAAACACAAAGACGGTGCATAATACCTTCATCGACAAAAATGCTATCCCCTAGAACTTTCACTTCATGTGGGATGATTTCTTCTCTTAATCTTTTACGGATATGCTTTTCAAGTCTCCAAATAGATCCGGATGCAAATAGGTGTGTATTGTTTGTCCATAGAGGGAACCGTGTTTGGATTCTTTTCCAAGCGTTGTTCCGTATATGATCTGTTAGCATACCAATCCCAGTTTCTTCCGTAAAGATGTTTGGTAAGTTATCCCTTTTAGCAAGGACAATGTCTGGATCAACCATGACAACTACATCATAGTCATCAAACTCTTCGTTAATCATTGCCATTTTATTATTACATAGTGCTTTCTTACCTTGAAATCTAAGTTCAGGCATGAAAGGCTTACCGGTCAATAGCCGGTGTTCAGCTCCGACCATTTCTGCATATTGCTGCATATGCTTTACTGACACCCTGGCTTCTGGTGATAGTACTCCTTCATAATGTTGTAGGATTATATTTTTCATAGCGTGCTCCAAGTATTTTTCGTAGCGCCTGAATCGAAATCAAAGCCAAAGAAATCAATATCATCTTTATACCAGTCTGCTACAATTTGAATAGTCTCTGGAGTATATATGTCTTTATAGGTCCCAGGATTTAAAGCTGTAACATTTCTTGCTCTTGACATAGTAGGAATGTTAAAATACTTACATAGATCTTGGTTGAGTTTTTCAAAGCGAATCATATCGCACTGTAACTTACCATTTTTATCCGTGACATAATCCTTTTGGTTATACCAACCACGGATTGCTCTATGCCACATGTACTCCATATTACCCCATTCAAATCGTTCCTCAAGGAAGTGTTCAAATGAATCAATCTTATGTTTACCAACAGGCTCTTTTTTCTCGACCTCAATTACTTTCTTAGCAAAGAAATAACGAGATACAACACGATCCCAAGGGTTCCGAACAACTGCAAAAGATCCGTAACCATCAACAATTGATCGATTGCAATCCCGCCAACGTGCATGTTCGAATCCATGATGGTCTCCAATCTTATTCATATGATTTAACACATCCTTTGAATAAGCAGGTGACTTATGAACTTCTGGTCCAGCTGGAATAATTTTGTCTGCCAGCATTGGACTACGACGTATAGTCATACCTGCATTCTTAGGGATATGGATAAAAACTTTTTTAAGAAACATATTTCATTAACTCTTCTACATTCTCACCACGGTTAGGCAGTTTGTCTTTCAAGAAAAAGTGTACAAAGTTACACTCTTTAATTCTTTCGTTAGCAGTAAACAAGCCGTTCCATTTCCAATGTAGGTTGTTAACTTTCATCTTTTCTTCCTTGACCCACACGTTTAAAAGCGTTTGGTCAGTAGACCACTTCCATGCACCCATACCATCTACAAAAGGTTTGAACCGTGGACGTGAAAGGAACTGCTTTGGTGTTTCGCCATTCAGATATTTTCCAATCGATTTGTTTAGGACCATAATACCCATATTGTAGAAATCAGCACCACAACCTTTTGGACACTTCCAATCAAACAACTTATTAATAGGTGACATTCCGTATTGCATCCGTGAATAGTTTGCAATCTTACGGATATATTGTGGTGTGATTGGCATATCTCTTTCTAAAACACCGCCGAAATCAACATCAGTGCCACAAGCGTCGAATATAGAATCACTACAAGTAGGTCGAATCCAAACGTCAGCATCAATAATAGCAACTTGGTCGTAAGTCTTAAGATACGTAAAGGCATTTTCTTTTTCATAAATGGGTAAAAAGCCACCGTACTTTTCATACGATTCTTTGCTTCGGTTTGTGGTAAATGGATCTGGTCGAATCATAAGAATAGGTGTACGTTGACACTGATAGTCAGCACCAATTCTTTCGGCATATGCTTTTACTGAGGCTGTACAATGGTCATATAGTTTAGACCGTTTTCCCGTGTACACTTGGTAAATTATTTTTTTCATATTCATAATACTCTACGATCTGTTTTGCAATCTCAATTGCCTCTGGACAATTCTTGCGGAAACGATTTTTCTTAGCACCTTCATCAAGGAAATAATATAGATTATCTATAGTCCCGTTATAGTCCTCTAAATTAAAGCCACGACCAGTAGAAACAAGACGTTCCCACTGGCCACGTAAATTTAAAATTGTATCAAAGGATATATTCATAGATACCTTCCCATTTTGCAAATGTTGGAAACTTTCCATTGTCCATGTTATGAGCATGTTCTACAACAATAGACTCTAGTCCTAAACGATCACCGAGTTCTGCATTTTCGATTTTATCTTCTATCCATAACAATCCACTATCACGGTAAGGTTCTAGTACCTCATCCTTGTCAGCACCAGTGTCACAGAAAATAAACTTTTCAAATGCAGTTTCACCAAATAGCTTTTGAGTATTTTGAATACGTAGTTTTTGAGCAGATTCATCCAGTGAAAGAGATGTAATCATATGGAAGACGTAACCGTGTTTACGGTGTAACAGGTCAACATAGTACATAGCATCTCGAAGAGGAGGTAGAAATCCAATTGCTGCTGACTCATTAAAGAACCGGACAAGTTCTTCCTTACGTTCTTTTGTCAAACCATAACGGATACCTACATCATAACTGTTTGGCACTACTACTTCATTTGCAAAGCCATGTTGTTCGAACCAGGTAGTAAAAGCGTACTCCCAGTTAAGAAGCACTCCGTCGCAGTCTGTCAAGATTACTTTGTTTAGGTTGTTCATCATAAAATTCTTCCTTCATTGTATATCCATATACTACCACATCTGCCTGCTCTTGTAAATACCTTTTTCCACTTTTGCGGATATTTTTATGAGTATTCCAATAGAGCCATGACATCATGCAATGATCAGGGTCATGGAAGAATAAAATGTCAATTAACCAGCATAGGTTAATTTTCTTTTTACGTTTACGTTCATATTGTCTGGCAGAAAAAGTTTGGTTACTTCTTCCACCAGTAACAACATTGAGTAAAACTGATAAGGCTATGAGTACTCTATTAACGTACCGCCGAAATATCGTTAGTTTCCTCTTCAATTTCATCATCATATACTACTTCTCTCAAAAATACTTGGTGTTTAATTTTTTGGTTATCAACCTCGCGGATGCGAAAGTCTTTACCAAGTGAACGATTTTTGTTCCGTCCTTTGTTTTTATTACGTGGATCGAAACGACCATACTTAGCCATTAGATTTTTTCCTGTCCAAACTGTTGTGTATTTTCAACTTCTTCAACTAAGTGACTGTAGCCACCTACATATTTGCTGTGCCAAAAGATTTGTGGCACCGTTCGAACTCCAGGTACGAGTTCTTGTAGTTCCATAAAAACATCAGGATCTTGGATGCTCTTATACGTGTATTTAAATTCATAATCTTCACATAATTTAACTGCTCTTTCGCAGTATGAACACCCAGTGTTTCCGTAAATTGTAATCATGGCTTAGTCTACTCCTAACATTTCTTTTGTCATAATATAATCTCTTACCATACCAGATCTAACAATATCATCCCATCCAAAATTGATGATAGTGAAATCTCTCATCTGTTCGATGATTTTTATGAATTTAAATATACCTTCTTTTTCATCTTCAAATCTAAAATCTGTTTGGCGGTAATCGCCAGAAAAAATGATCTTTGAGTTTTCACCAACTCGTGTAATGACTGAATCCAATTCATGAAACGTTAGGTTTTGCATTTCATCAACTAAGATAATTGAATCATCCCATGTTGCGCCACGGATAAAAGATGTTGACTCAAATAATACCTGCTGCGCGGTTGTAAGTTTACCCCATGATGCTTTATCTGAAAATAATTCAGTACAAATATTTTTATATGGGAGAGTGTACATCTCTTTCTTTTCTTCGGCAGATCCAGGCAAGAAACCAATATCTCTTGTTGGTACCGCAGATCTGATAATAACGACTCTTCGGTATGAACTACTGGATTCAAGCAAAGCTTCAAGTGCCATATACATTGCAATGAATGTTTTACCTGTTCCTGCAGATCCTGCTAAAAGTAAATTGTCTCCATCATCCCAAGCATCAAATGCTTTCTGTTGATTAATTGTAATTGGTTCGAATTCCTCGAGGTCATCGAAACGTACGGATAGCGAATTGTTTTTTCCCATTATGTTTTAATCGTATTGCTTTTTGCTGAACCAGATTTTACGCGGTGTAGTACATCCTTAAATCCATTTGGGACTTTAGAGTGTAATCCTCCAACGCTGCTTACAATTTTTGGTGCTGATGGAACTTGGATTACATTATCCATAGCATTTAAAATCTCTTGTAACTCTTCCCAAGTACAGATGGTATCCCATGTGTCTCCTGTCTTGGTATCTTTCAATGTGTATGATGGCATGTTTCACCTTTAAATGGTCAGCCGATCAGAACCGACTGACCAGCATTACCTCCTATTGCAATTCTAATTGTTTCTCAGTTATATGAGTGACTAAAAATTCTTTCTTTTTCTTTAGTTTCGTAATTAAAGCTTCATCTACATTTTTCCGTTTCTTTAGTTTGTCGATGTAATTATCAAGTTCAATGACGTCTTGATTTAGCCTTTCAAACTGAGCAGTCATGCAATCTCCTTTTATTTTTATAATTATTGCATTAGTTACTTTACGATTAGTTTAGGGAAAGCCTCCTGTACTAGTTTCTTTGTGATGCCTTTTCCGAGCTGCTTCTTATCTTTCATAAGGCATAACACCTCGGCGTCTTTTGGGTGAACAGATTCCAACATGTCGATGAAAATCTTTTCACGCTTTGGTGGTGACATTTGGTCACCAACCAATCCTTTAACGAAGTACTTAAACTTCAAATGCTGTCTATAAAGTGAAGAGGGAGGATTTTCTGCAGGAGCAGGTTCGAACGGTGGTGTCCCAGATGGTAGATTCCATTGAACCAAATCATCATACGCACCACGTAACACATCCTTCAGTGCGCCGGTAGAATAATCCTGGAGTAGTTTAATTTGTTTTGGCCTAGACTTTTCCTTTTCAACCAGTTCTAAAACTTCATATACTTGTCTGGATACCTTATTAACCATCTCAAATAAAATCCTTAATATCATCTATCAGTCTACGGCAACGCTTTTCAATGAGGTATGGTAGGACTTTTGCCTTTTGTTCCCCTCGATCTTGCTTGCTAAACGTATTTATAATTTCTAGTTTTAGATCAGCTGGTGTTTCTGATAAGTCAATAAGCTTTTTATTACGTTGGAAGTTACGGTAAACTTCATCGCCTTGGCACTTAGGATCTTCCATAAGCGCTTCCATTATTGGCTTACGTAATGGAGTCTGACGAGCTTCAGTTACAAACACATCATCACCTGACAACACATTTGGTACACCATCCGATCCATCACCTTTCAGAATAAGCTCTAACAACTGAGTCCTTGGGTTATCTACTTTTATATATTTCTTTGTCATAGGAGAAAACTGTGATACATTGTCATATTTCTGTAGCTGGGCAAAATCTTTATCTGCAGAAACAATCATGACTTTTTCGTATTGGCCAAACTCTTGTGTGTTTTCTACAATCGCAGCAATCACATCATCAGCTTCACAACCATGAACCTTCACAGTTTTATAGGGGAAGTTTTCACCAAGCTCATCCCACACCATGTTAATAATACGGAACACCTCATCCCAATCCATAGTAGACTTAGAACGACCAGACTTACGAGAAGCTTTATAGTTAGGGAATGCTTTATAACGCCAGTTACCACCAGCATCACCAGCAATTACCATTTCACCAAACTCTTTGTGGAACCGTGAACGATACATACGGATAGAGTTCAAAATCATATGACGGATAAGGTTCTCATCAATTTCTAGTTTTTGTGTTACAACGTTACCAATAGCGATTGCGTTGTAGTCAAGGATAATCATAATATTTCTCCGGTTATCATAATACTATTATAAGCTATTATGCTGTGCTTGTAAACTACTTTATGTGTACCAATGGAATAAAATCGTGGAAAGATATTACACCATGTGTTAGCAGTTCATAAGGAACAATGTCAAATGCTAAGGTAATTCTATATCCTTCATTTTGCCAAAGTGAAGAAATGTGTTCATCTTTACCAGATCTACCAAAAACACATGTACCATTGCGTGATCTGATCTTAATAATTTCATCATCACCTTCCATTTTGTATTGAGTGTTCGAACCAACACGTGGCCCTTCAACATTAACACAATAGAAACCGTGATAAGCATTGTATTTTTCTGGCCAGTGATGATGCCATCCAATATTACTTCCTTGAGCGAACGCGTTTGGCCATGCCCTAATACCATAATGCCCAGGTTCTTTAATTAATTCTTTTGATAAAGCTTGTAACCTATAGTATACCTTTGAAAGTTCGATTAAAGGAAAGGCAAATAAATTGTAATGTCCATGATAGTAAGATGACTTACATCCATAGCTATTATCACCGTCAACATCTGGAAAGTTTCCTTCAATTGAGGGTATAATAACCTCTGTCAATCTATTGTATAACTCAGCGTTATCGATTTCTGACCAGTTGGAAGTCCACAAATAATCTTCTACAACTGTTTCGTAATATTTTTCACTACCTTTGGGGTCATGTATCTTCATCGTCAATATCCAATAAAACGTGTTTCCTATGTATTTTGCCACCAATGAATGCATTATAGTATTCATCTGGTTTCAATAAAACATCATACTCAAATTGATATTTCATTTCGTAATAAGAGCACTCACCTTTTGTTCTACATAACTTCAAGATTTCTCGAGTGTAGTTGTCAGCACCCTTTTGCTCTACAAGTTCTTGTACTTCTTTACTTGAACCAAAGTACTTTCTCCAATCTGACTCAGTACGTGTTCTAACTCTCCGTTTCCGAGTTTTTGTTTTTGGAAGTATCTTTGGCTTCCAGAAAAACTTTTTACCGATATACTTCATACCAGTATCATTTTCTGTAATCATATAAACGAATCCCTGATACTCTTCAGGTGTCTCGTCAAATAGTTTTCCATTATAATGCCACATAAAAAAATAGCCCCTTTCGAGGCTATTTATTAATCATCTATTTGCTCGAAGTCTGTGCCTTCACCGCACATTGGACAGGTGGTTGGTTCTTCATCGCCTTCCATCACTATCACTTTTACTACACAGTCGCACACTTCACATTCTGTCCAGTAGGTTTCTTCCATTTATGCCTCACATACTGCACAACTCATAATATCACGTACTAATTCTTGTGCAGGATTTGCTGATCGTTGATAGTAGAATGTTTTAACGCCAAGTCTCCAACCTTCGATAAGCAATGCATTGACATCCTTCGTAGGTACATCTGGATGAATCATCAGGTTGAGTGACTGAGCTTGATCTATATATTTCTGACGTGCGGCAGCTTGTTGAACAACGGAAATAGGTGTAATTTCTGAAAACGTTTTGAATACATCCTTTTCATCCTGAGTTAAGAAATCAAGGTGTTGTACAGAACCACCACGGATCAATACAGATTCCCATGTTTCAAAATCATCCTTATCTTTTTCAGCAAGTAAAGCTTTTAAGAATGGATTCTTATATGTGAACTTACCTTTTGCTAAATCCTTTGTGAAATAGTTAGAGGCCAATGGTTCAATTGATGGTGATACCTGGCCGAGGATAAATGATGAACTGGTGGTAGGTGCAATAGCTGAACGAGTCAAGTTACGTTGGCCATAGCCCAAC